TTAAGGGATGACTATGAAAACTTTTAATGAATTACGCTTAATTAACGTAAATGAGCATACAGAACGTAAAGGTAAATTTACCTACCTTTCTTGGACTTGGGCAGTAGACCAGCTTCTACAAAACGACCCAGCAGCCACCTGGACTTTTGGTGACCCTGTTTACTTCAATGAATCAGTCATGGTTTTTTGCACAGTAACCGCTATGGGCAAGTCTATGACTTGTCAGATGCCTGTCATTAATAATATGAATAAGGCAATTTCTAACCCTAATGCAATGGATGTCAATACCGCCATGATGCGATGCCTGGTTAAATGCATTAGCTTATTTGGTATAGGTCTTTACATTTACGCTGGTGAGGATTTGCCGGATGAAGAAGTGCCTGATTTGACCGCAGAAGCCGATAAATGGGTTTTAGCCATAAGTGGTACTAAGTCTATGGATGAGCTAAAAGAAATCTATGGAGCAGCCTATAAAGCCCTTAGTAAAGATAAATCAGCCGTAGACAAGTTGGCTAGTGCTAAAGACTTGCAAAAAGGCACTTTGATGGCATTGCAATCATGAACAATGAACCAGTAGCGTGGACTGTGTGTTTAGGTTGTGGACAAAAAGTTACAGGCGATTCTATTCATACTTGTTCACCACAGTTAAAGACACTAACAGATGACCCATTGGTTAATTTCAAACCTATATGGCAAGAAAAGCCTGAATTGACACTAACAGATGAGGAAATAATCAAAGTAAATGAAGATATTGGGACTTGTTGGGATGTTCCTCATAGGTTTGCAATTCAAATTGCTAGAGCAATACTAAGAAAGGCACAAGAGAAATGATTAGTAAGGCAAGTGTAGTGCTAGGGGATGGGACTTCTCATCCGATTGCTAACGGTATTGGTTGGCTACCGTCTACACAGTCAACCCCTAATTTAAGAAAGGCACAAGAGAAATGACAATATCTTATAGCTTACCAAAACTGGAAGAAGTAACAATAAGATTCACCGCAAAAGTAGCAACATATAACAGAGACAAAATTTGGGATGATGGAAAAGTTTTAAGAGAGCTAACAGAAGCTCTTGAGCAATTCCAAAAAACAAACAACTTCACAGTTGGAGAAGTAAGGTTAACAATGAACTTAGGAGAAGAACATGACTCGGTGGGATAAGTTTTTAGATTGGTATTTTGATGGCACAGGCGGATGGTTTATTTTGGTTTGGGCTACTGGGTTTTTAATGGGTAAATATTGTTAAGAAAGGCACAAGAGAAATGAACAATGAACCAATCTTAGAGCAATGCGAATCAGGGCATTCATTTTATAAACTTACAGACCACCCAAAAAATTCAATGGGTCATGCTAGTTGCCCATATTGTTTATCAATTGGCAGGGAAGTGCTGAAAGCTGAAATAGAAGCATTAAAGGCTGAATGTAAAAGACTATCACAATGGCTTGTGCAAGTTGGAGAAAACAAATGATATACATCCGTAAAGAATGTGAGTCTGTAAAAAACGGTTTTAACTTCTACGCATTGTCTGATAAAGGTAGTTTTGGCTTTATTTTTAGATTAAGAAATTTTCAGTTTATGTGCAGATACAGCAAGATGATTAAGAAATGGATATTGAAATGATATATCTGTTAATTGGATTGCATATTATATTTTTTGTTGTGGCAGGATTTTTGGCTGGATTATTGTATTCAATGGCAATACTAATAAAGGCACAAAAAAAATGACTACATTTTGGAGCAGAGTAACTATAACCATTCTAAGTATTATTGTAATTTTTCAATCTTTTATGATGATTATTGCAAGTAAACATTGTTAAGAAAGGCACAAGAGAAATGAACGCAAATGAACCATGTCCTAATTGCGGTGAATATCACAGTTGCACCAAATTGATACAAGAACAACAAGAGCGCATTGAAAAGTTAGGAGAAGCATACGGAAAACAATGCACTAGGGCAAACGAATTGGCTTGTCAAGTTCGTGATTTAAAAAACGAAAATGTAGCCCTACAAAGCGATTTGAATATGGCTAACTGGATGATTGGAAAGGCACAAGAAAAATGACAACTTTTACAAGTCAAGACAGAGAAGCTGCACAAATTGCTCAAGGCACAAAGGAGTGGCATCAGCTTAGATTAGGCAAAGTTACGGCTTCTAGAGTAGCCGATATATTGGCTAAGACTAAAACAGGGCCATCCGCTTCAAGGCAGAATTACCTTATTGAATTAGCTTTACAGCGCACTACAGGCATCATCCAAGAATCTTACTCCAACTCTGCAATGGAATGGGGTACTCAAACTGAACCACAAGCAAGGGTAGCTTATGAGGTTAGAACCAATAATTTTGTCGACCAAGTCGCTTTCATTGAGCATCCTAGTATTGATTGGTTTGGTTGTAGCCCTGATGGTCTTGTGTCTGATAGGGGGCTTGTGGAAATTAAGTGTCCTAATAGCACAACTCATTGGGAATATTTCAAATACAACAGACCGCCAACAAAATATGTAATTCAGATGCAAGCACAATTGGCAGTTACTGGTAGGGATTGGTGCGATTTTGTGAGTTTTGACCCTCGTATGCCTGACCGCAGCCAGTTGCTAGTTGTGCGAGTAGATAGAGATGAGGCTTTTATTGCTGAAATGGAAGCTGAAATTAAGCAGTTCTTGAGTGAAGTAGAAGTTGAAGTTAATTTGATGAAGGGAATTAAAGATGGGAATTGAATATTATTTAAAAGCTCCGGTGTCTGAATATACAGATAAAGATGGGCAACTAAAAAAGCGGTATCAAACCATTGGCATAGTAACCAAAACCAAAAAAGGTGACTTAATGGCTAAGATAGAAATGATACCTTTGCTTGGCATGAAAGAAGGTGCATTTTGGTGTTACTTGAATGTTCCGGAAGATAAATCAGACCAGCCTAAGCCTTTAGCTGATATTGAATCTGATATTCCTTTTTAAGGAGCTAACATGGACTCAAATTACATTTGGACTGCAAGTGGAACAGATATTACAATTCGTTGGAAGCAATTAGGCTGGATTCCACCTTCGGAGGTACAAGGATACAGAGATAAGTGGCGGTACTACCAAAACTTACCTTTGCGCCAATTAGACGATGCAGCGAAAGAGCAGTATGAACAGGTCTTGCGTAAGGCCAAAGTTTTAAGGATAAAATAATGAAAAAACTGACAGTTAAAGAACCAGCCATCAAAGAAAAGTCTGGCAAAGTAATTGTGGCTAAGTCAAAAGCTTATAGCCATCAAGACTTAAAAAAGATGGTTGGCAAAGAAGCTAAAGGTGCAAAGCATGAGTTTGAGCTTTCTAATGGTCGAATTGTCACTCGCAAAGTAGCTGCTAAAGTTGCTGAAAAAGCTGGTGAAGTACCTAAATCTGTTGGAAAAAAGCTACACAGCCATGATTTGCGTAAAGCAGAAGGCATTAAAAAGAAAAAAATATGAGTAATGATGAAGCTATGCTTTTTGGTGCATTTGTAATGCTAGGCTCGGCTTTTATCATTTTTTATTTAATCGGAAAAGACAATGACAAGTGAACCAGTACCTTTTGGCGGTAATGTAAAAGTACCAAGTGATGATTGTGAAGAAGCTTTCTTTGCAGTTTATCCTGACTTTTTTTATGAAGGCTCTACAGCTCTTAATTTATGGACTCAAGCCTGGCAAGCAGCCCTTGACCATGTAGAGAATAAAAATCCAGTAATCCAGCTTATATGAGAAAGAAAAAAATTCGAGTTACCTATGAAACTAGGTACAAAGAATTGCTTAAAGAGTATCAAGGTGTATTAGATAAAATGGGTAAACAAACTGTCAGAATTATTAAGCTTCAAAAGTTAATTCGAGAGGCCCATGAAATCATGATGAAGCATATGGAATATAAAGATTAACCCTCTTGAGGGCAGTTAAGCCGACCTTCAAGGATGTCAAAGTGTATAGTTTTTCGGCTTTCTTATACACATATACATCAATATGTATAGAAAATGACCAAATTGATGCCCTATTTTTTTTGTGGATGCGCTTTACTCATAGGCAAAGATTCATGCTTTTTAAGCTCTCGCTTGACTTCCACAATGCCATGTCTAAGCTGCATAAACTCTTTATCTTCTTTTTTTTGTTGAGATTTTGATTCAATCTCCATGTTTTTTGTATTCATATTAAGCCCCTAAAATATCCATAGCCTTATGGATTTTATTGATTCGGTCATCTAAACCTACAGTACCGCCATTAATCCGCTTAGTCATGGTTGTCCAATCTTCATTGTCAGCCAAAGAATTTAAGCTTTTTTTGTTCCAAAACCAGCCAGCCGACATACAAGCCCATTGAGGCTCTAAAAGAAGGCTTGGTTGCTCTGTTAAGGATTGTCCTAGGGCATCCCCACACACTTGGTAATTAGACCGCCCTGTAAGCTGTATAACCCCTCTGCCATGAAATTTAAATCCATCACCATCTTCAGTATTGCCTAGGTCGGCTCTACCGCCATAAACCTTATTGGCTAGTTTTTCAGGATTATTCGCATATTGATTAGCCACATCCATACTAGGAAATCTACTGGGCCAAACAGCCATAAGTCGATTAGCTGAGTAGGATAGCCCTTCTTCAAGGGTTTTAAAGTTGTTGGACTCATGTTGTGCTTGTCCTATAAATGCAGCCTGTCGCTTTGGGGTATCAATGCCATATTTAACAAAAGTATCATTTAAAGGTTCGAGCCACTTAGCATCAATACCAAGTGCTTGTAATTGTTCATTATTTAATGACATATCTATTATGTTTTGACCTATTTTTAAATGCTGGAATAGCTTTTAAATTGCTTGGAACATGAAGTCCTGAAACTAACTCACCTTGTAAAGGAATTACATGGTCTACTTCCCATTTTTGACCAGTTAATTTGCTTAAAATATTAGCAAGTTTGTATTCATTTTTAATTCTTTCATGGTCTATTTCCGTAAGCCATGATGGTGTTCTAAATTTTTTTAATGCTTTTCTAGTGCGATTTTTTGCATTAACTAAAGGTGTATTTTTTAATCTCCACTCTTTGTTTATTTCAAAAACCTTTTCACGATTGTTTTTTCTATATTCTGCATTTGTAGCAAGTCGTTTTTCTTTGGTTTTTTGATAATATTCTTTTTTATAAGCAAGAATTTTTTCTTTATTTGCATAATACCAAGATAGAGATGATTCTTTACTCATTTTGCAATCTCATCATATTGTGCATAACAAGCTTTTAAGGCTTCTCTGATTGTATCGGCTCTGGCAGCTTCCCTTGCAAGAAAAGTGCTATCCTCGTAGAAAAGTTGGCTTCCATTACTTGCTGAGGTAGCTTGTCCATTGCTGGATATTTGACTTGTCCTACTGGGCCTGCTGCGCAACTCGACAAGAGCATTAGCAAGCTGATTGTTAATAGAATTGATTTGAGCATCTTTGTCTTTCCTTATTTGGTCAGTTGCATCTTGTATTTGATGTTCTTTTTCACGAGCATTAGCTATTTCTTTTGCCTTATATTCTTCAAAAGCATTATGTTCATATCTGCCATAGCCTATTCCAGCCATAGCTACTACTGCCAAGCCAATCATTAAATAAGAACTAATTGGTAGGGGAAACATCGTTTTCCTTTTGAGTTGCAGCTTTAGCTCCAATCATGACACCAGACCCACCCAAAACTGTGCCAAATCCCACACCAAGTTGTGAGAAATCCATAGAGCCACCATGTAAAACATGAAGGATAGCAATCCCCAAGAAACCAAAAAGAGAAGCAACAGCACAAACACGAGCAGCACAATAAGTTTCATTATTGTCCTCTGTCAAAATGTCTTTAAATAGTTTCATTTTTTTGTAGTAATAGTATCTGAGCCTTTGGTAACTGTTACTTTATCGCCATCTACAGTTACAGACATAGGAGGTTCTTTATCGGCTAGATGGTCAAGCCTCTCAATAAGTTGCTGAATAACAGTAAATTCAGGTTTTTCTTCTTTTTCAGTTGTTCCGGATACTGCGTTCATCATATTGATAATAGCCATGATTGCACCGCCAGCCATACCAATAACCGCAGCAATTTTAGCCGTATCTAGAAAAATACTAGCTGCTACAGAAATTACAATAATTGCTGTGATGTAAGCTAATCCATGCTGACCAATAGAACGACCAGCTACTTCTTTTGCTGAATCAAAGTTGTTATTTTCCATAATTATTTAGTTAAATAATGTTTAATTAAATCAATTACAAATTCTTTTCCAAATAAAACTGAAAATATAACTATGTAAAGCATATATTCAATTTTTTGCATTCTTTGTATGCCTTTGGCAAAAGAATCTTGAATACCTTCGTATCGTTCAGCACATATAGCCTCATGCACAGACAACCTTTTTTCGGTGTCATGCACCTGATTCTCTATGTTATCCATTGTTAATTCCATTAGGTTTTCATAATGTATGCAAGGGCATAGTACGGAGGCATATTAGCTCCTGAACCGCTTACACCAGCATTAGCAATAGTTGTTCCTACTGTAATTCCAGTTCCAACAGTTGATGTTGGAGCATTTGTTTGAATTGTTCCGCTTCCAGTTGGTTGTGAACCACCTGAAGTACTTGTTCCACCAGCAGGTAATGTATGAAAATGTCCATTGTCAGTAACAGTTACAGTAGCAATATGATTATGGCTTACAACAATTGCATCTGCACTACCACCTGTTTGACCTACTGAATAAGAATTACCTGCCCCTAAAACAAAAGAATTTCTAAGGTCTGGAGTTCCATTTGTACCATCGCATATGACATATCCACTAGGTATTGAACCAGTTGATCCTGACCAAATTAAGATAACTCCTGATGGCAAAGTAGGCGATGTAGAAGGAATTTGAGTCAAAATACCTGCAATATTGTCGTAAGTATTTATAAGATTGTTGTTTGCATCTTCTAAAACAAATTTATAAGAATAGCCTGATTGAAGCCATAATTCTTGTGCAAGCTTTCCATCTGTTCCTAAAATAATAGGATTAGTTTGAACAATGTTTCCATTTACAGTTGTATATGTAGAAAGAGGTGTTGAGCTACCGGCTTGATAAGTAAAAATTTGACCGCTAGCTAATGGCAAACCAGTAGGGCCAAACAATGTTTGACCATTAAATAAAGGGGATAAATTTACTGTAGCCATTATTGTTCCTCTTGGGATTTATTTATATTTTGCAACAGATCAGCAATTGCATTAGCTTTTTTCTGACCTATGCCTGTTTTTTGAGATAGTTTAGAAATAGCTCTTGCACCTTTACCGCCAGCATATAAACCCTCCCCAACAAGTCTTGGAGTTTGAAATGGTATTGCTGCCCAAAATGCAGGGTTTACTAATCCAGCTAAAGTAGAAGCATTTTCAACAGTTCCAGCCAATCCTCTTGCAGTAGGAGAACTCATGGCTTGACCAGATAAAGCATTAATAAATGGCTTTCCACCTTCTTGTTCTAATTGCTGTGCAAGAGTCAATCTTTGACCATAATTTGTTGATACATTGTTTCTAGTAATACTTTGCAATTTACGCATTGCAGTATCAGCAGAGGCTTTATTGCCTAAAGAAAGTGCTTTTTCAATTTCTTTAATTGTGTCTGAAGCCTCATGATAATCTTTCATAACTTCAGCATATTTAGGTGCTTGAGCAGAAATGGTGTCTTTAACTGCATTGTAAACATCGCCACCAATTCTATTTGAATTAGCTTCTTCATAAGGAATTCGATTAGTAATTGCACCAATTCTTTGTTTTAAAGCATCCAAACCTTCTGGAGTATGATATTCAGCAGGGTTTAAATTTCTCCATGCATTGATTTCTTTAGATAAATCATCAAGATTTTGCAAAGCAATATCATCTTTTGCTTTACCTTTAAATGAAATAGAATCTTTTGCTTTTTGCAAAGCTGAATCAATATCATTAAAGCTTAATACAGATTTATCACCAGTAATATCTGTCATTCCAGACCGATAAACATTATTTTTGTTTTCTCTCATGGTTAGCAAATTAGATCTTGCAGCATCTAATGGAGCATTCATTGGAGCATTGCCTCTCATTTGATTTACAAATGAAACATCGCCTGTGTAGCCAGCTTTTGCTGCATTAGCAATATTTTCAGGCCCTACACCAGTTAAAGAACCAAGCAAAGGCTTTCCAACTGCTGAAACTACATTACCTGTTGCAGTAACTGGGTTTATATTTTCAGAAACTGTACCTGCTGTTTGCATAATTTTTTCTGGAACACCAGCTTTTTCAGCCAAATTAACTGCTTTTTCAATAGCACCTGTTTTAGCTGCCAAAGTTGAACCACCAGATAAAAGTGTAGCAATATCACTAGCCACACCAACAGGATCAGTAGCTAAAGCTTCTTTAAAACCTTCACTTGTTGTGTATCTATTTTTATAAAGATGTCCAACAGCATTAGCAGTTTGAACAGCCCTTTCTTTAGCTTCAGGATGCCAATCTGCTTTATCAATCCACTCAGCAATATGTTTAGGGGTAATGTTATATAAAGCTCCAGCACCTAAATCTAAAACACCACCAGCAGTTCTGATAGGATGTCTTACAGCTTCATAAATATTTTTACCAAATTCATAAGCACTTTTAGGCACATTAGTAATTGCTTGAATTGGCACATCAGACCAATCCATACCTTCTTGTTGAGTATTTTTTAAAATACTTGAAATATCTTGAGTAGAAATTTTAGGGGCAGATTCTTCAACATTGCCACCTTTAATAATTCCAGACAAATCTTGAGCTGTGATTCCCATTATTTACCTACCAAATCAAGTAATTTTTGTCGCTTTTCCATTAGTTTGTTTATTTGGTCATCAGACATACCTGAAAATTCTTTAGCTAAATGCTGTCTATCAGCTTTAGTCAAATCTTTTGCGGATTTATCTCCAATAACGCTAATTAAATGAACAACTTTAGGTTCTGCAACTTTTGAATAATCATTGTTAAATTGATTTACTGATTGCAAATTTGGTTTATTAATATCGCCACCATGATTTAATAAACCTCTTTGATACAACTCTTGACCCATCAAATTGCCATTATCTTTGTAAATAATTTCTCTTAATGCGCCTCGATTTGTTCCAAAAGAACCAAAAGCAGATCTTTGTGAAGATTGATCTTGATTTGATCTTGCAGATTCATAGCGTATGCGTTGTTCAAGATATTTAATAATTTCTTGTTGTTTATCATTTAAACCAATGCCACCAGTTTTATTAGCAACAGCATTAGAAATTGCGCCAATATCAAGATTTGGATCATCTAACAATTTTTGAATCTTTTCATTAGTAAATCTTTGATTTGGGATAGCATCTTGTTCGTTAATATTTAATGCTTTTTGAGCTGCTGGAAGCATTTTTGCAACTTCACCTGCCCTAGTTCTAAATGCATCATATGGCTCTCCTGGAATATAAGGAACAGCAGAAGAACCACCTTTTGGCTGATTCATAGATTGAGGAGTAACTCCACCTATTTTTGGAGCATTTGTAGGTATTCCTGATGGCATATTTGAAACATTTGCGCCACCACCTGTAACAGCATTTGACTGAACTTGAACTGGTCTATTTTCAAGATTTCCTGCCTGTGGAATACCGCCTCCACCAAAAGCCATTGGGCCTCCTGTAGGAGAAGTGGCAACTTGTGGAGCAAGTGATTTTTGTAAATATGGCCCTGTAGGAACTCCAGGTGTTTCTGATGCCAATAATGGATTTCCTTGTGAAGTAGAAACAATATTTCCACCAACATCAATTTGCCCAACTTTAGGATAAAGTGCTTCTAATTGACCTTGAGCAGTCAAAGATCTAGCCAAATTACTAGCCAACCATGCTTTTAATTGTTTTTCATTTCCACCTACTGGTAACCCTGCCAATGTTTGTTGAACTACATTGTCCGGAGTTCCAGCATTTTTAGCATGAACTTTTACTGAATCAACAATGTCTTGAGAAGTTAAATCAGGTTTATTTAAAAGTCTTTGTTGATCTTGTACTACATTTACTAAATGACTTTGATAATTTTGAAGTTGAGCTGTATTTGCATCTGCTTGTGCTTTTTTAGCAGCAGCTTGACCGACTTCAATTTCTGAAGGCAACAATGCTTTTTTCTTTTGAACCTCAAGACTTTTTCCTGATATATCAAGCATATCTGCAATAGTCATAGGTTTTGCAGCATTTTGATTACCATAAATGCTTGAATCAATACCAACCCCTAATTGAGGTACAGAAACTCCGCTTGTGCCAATTGCCATAATTTATTTCCTAAGCTAAAGATACTGGAGGCCCTACTTCAGCAGTAGGAGAATAAGTATAGCCAGTATTAGTATTACCTACAATTCCCATGCTTGCATAAGGATTATTGTTGGCATTTGTAAGTTGATTACCTGCTTGGGTAGCATAACCATAACCCATACTTCCTAAAGAATTTAATGCAGACCCAGCAATATTTCCTTGAGCAATTTGACTAGCAGCTTGTGCATTGGCAGCACCAATTCCTAAAGATGCCACATTAGTTGCAGTACCAAGTTGAGCATTTGCAGAGCCAGTAGCACCAGCAAGACCTAAATTGGCTTGCCCCATATTGGTTGCATAAATATTACCTCTTTGAGTTTGGTAATTATTAAATGCTTGTTGATAAGCATTTCCAGCATATCCTTGGGTATAGTCCTGTAATGATTTTAAAGTATTGCCACTAACAGCACCGCCAGTTGCATTTGAAGCCATTAAATTAGCTTGCTGACCTTGACCTAATTGAAAAGCATAATTAGGCGCTAATTGTGCATTTAGGTCGGCATTGCTAAACTGTTTATTAAAATAAGCATTATTAGATGCTAAGTTAGATAAAGCTGTAGTTCCTGCATTAGCATAAGGAGTAAATTGTTGAGATGCTTGCTGACCGGCAGCAAGTAAATTTCCTTGTTGCTGTGCAGCAGCTTGTGCTTGAGTATTGGCAGCATTTTGCTGACCTTGCGAACTCATCATAGCACCGCCAAGGACTGCTGCCCCTCCGATGACTGCTGCTGTTATTCCACCTGCCATAATTCTTCTCCTAATCCTTAAAACCGAGATTATCTATTAATAGCATTTTAATGCCATCACTAAGCTTTTCGGTATCTTTTTGCTCTGTTTTATGCTCTAAAACTCTATTTGACATTAACCCACATTCAGGAATGACATAAAGTCTATCCTCAATAGCTAAAATATCCCTGCAATCATCAGGATTTTCATATACATCAATCCAAATTAATTCTTCTTCAAAAACTCGGCCTACTCGCTTAATTCCTGCCGGAGCATCAAACTCTATTGGAGCTTTTAAAACTTTAATTTCGTCATCAATATTGACAGCAATTGTTCCCTTTTTAAGTATGACCTTATAAGGAGTTTTATGTTCTGCTCCAACAATAACTGACCAAGGAGGGGCAATCATTGTTCTAATATATTTACTAGGCTCAAAATCATGCAAAAACTTTACATCGGCTTGGGGCATCTGCAAAAGAGCTTCTTGAAGCTTTTCTACCTTATCTTTTAAAGGAATAACAGGTACAAAACCTTTGCCGTAAGTAACTGTAATTTGTTGATTCATATATTGTAATAAGGCACTTTATAGGGTTTACCATTAACAGTAATATTAATGAATCCTACTGGATTTGCAGGCAAAGTTCCTGCACCTTTAGAAGCTGTAGGCGCAGAGCTAAAATTAATTAAATTAAGCAAATATTGTTGCCAAGACCTAGTTGGCATTTTGGTAGCTTCATCTAAAAAAGGTGTCTGAGGATAAGGATTTTGCTGTGTTGATCCCCAAATACTATTGGTAGCCATTAGTTATCTCCTTCACTAGCTTTTAAATTAGCAGAAACAATAACCGCCTTAATAGGGTCAGTTACAACTACTTCAAAAATTCTATCTCTAGACCAACCTAATCTACGCCAAATAATCCTGTTTTGGTATTTTCCGGATTGTCCTATTGATGTCCAATATTCTTTTGACCATGTAGAACCTCCATCATTAGACCATCTAAGCATGGCTTGGGGATTAGTAGTAGTTGTTGAAGCACTAACTGCATTATATAAACCAATAATGACTTCTTGGTTAGGGCCAATGGAATAAATTTGACTTGGGGCAATAATTAAATCATTGCCATAAAATGCTCCTTCAGATTTTGAAAGACCTGTTGTTCCTACTCCTGGCTGAAATTGTATTTGAAATTCATCAAAATATTGCCGTTGAAGATCGGTTACCAAGTGAGGTGCTCTACGAACTCTACGAATAGTATCGCCATTATCGGTGTAATTAGTAGGATCTAGCTGATAAATTTGACCATTTTGCCAATCTCCAACTAAAACTATACCTTGAAAAAAAGCAGAACAATTAGAACGATGACGATGGTATACGTTATTGTTATCTACCCAAAGCCATTTATGCCAAAGTTGAGTAGCTATATCGTAAGCCCAAGTTAAATCAAGACTTGGGAATGAAATAACATAAGTTTCATGGCCTTCTAATTGATAGGTATAGGCAACAGCATCGCCTACATATTGGTCTACAAGAGTATTTTCTACAGCATGAGTACTAATTCTTTGTGGGAAATAGCCATTCATCATAACAATTTCAGCTTGTCCACGATTATTTTTGGCTAAATAAGCAAAAGAATTACCAAGTCTAGCTACAGAAAATGGTGCAGAAATACCATGCTCACTAGAACTTCCTGGAATTCGTTGAAAAGGAAATGGAAATGTACCTACATCTGCCCATACTTCAGAAGTTTTTTCACCTAATAAATAAACTTGACCATGATCGCAAACTAAAGAAACAAGATTATCAGGCCCTGTAAATTTACTAGCATAACTAAGACCATAAGTAATTGGACTTAAAACATTGGAAGCTGCCCATTGTTGCGTATTTGGATCATTGTAGACAAAATAATTATCCACAATATCCACAACAGTACCGCCAGTGAAAGCACCATCTGTACTAGGCATAACACTAAAATTAAGTGCATACATAGTTTCAGAACTAACAGTTTGGCTGTTATTAATTACATAGTTACCAGTATTGCCTGTACCTGTGCCAAAAGTTAAATTAAGTGTTAATCCTGTTCCTGATCCTGATGTAGAAGTAGAAGCAGGATTTATAGGCAAAGAAGTATATGAACCTGGGAATGTTTCAGTAAGAGTAGAAACAGCCCCTGATCCTCCAATTGCTGTAACAGTAAAGGTAGCCGGACTAGCACCATAAACACCGCCTAAAACTGTTATTACGTCATTTACAGCATATCCTGTACCAGCAGTAGCAATGGCTGCGCTTAATACTGAACCAGAACCTAAAGCAGTAATAATAGTATTTGGTGTTACTGTAGAGCCTTGGATTGTTTGTCCAGGGTATAGTGTTCCGCTAGTAACCGCAGAAACTGTTAAAGTTGTTCCTGATATAGAGGCAGTAATAACTCCTGCTACAGCAGCAGAGTTCATTTGTTCAACTGTTCCAACAGTATTATTTTGATTTAAAGTCCAAGTAGTTCCTGAACCGCTAACAATAACAGTTTCATTTGTTATTCCAAAACCAAATAAAGCTTGATTTGGAGCAATAGTACCTGAAATTACACGAGTTACAGTAAGGGTTGTTCCTGATATTGTTCCTTGAAATACAGCAGAACTAGGATTTGAAATTCTCCATGTATAACGATTTGTGCCATCTACGATGTAAACATTTATGCCATTGTCTGAAATTCCAACTCTACCTGTATTAGTATTTAGTTGGCCAATAATAGTAGGGGTAAAGCTAGAATTTAATACATATACATAATAGCCACATACAGCGACCATATATTGTCCGCCTGATACAGTTCTCATTCCACGAATTTCAGCTTGTGGAAATAAAGCACAAATTGAAGTTAATCCTGGGGTGGGATAAAGCGCAACTACCCCTCTAGAGCCTTGAGCTTTAGTTGGGTCGATTTCAGGATACCAATTAATGCATTCCTGAGCATCTTGATATATTGAAGGGGCTTCATAAGATGCACCAACAAATCCAAAATCTGCCATTTTTTAACCTTATCTAAAGAAGCCACCAGAAAGAATCCATCCTGCATCTTTTGCTCTACCTACTAACATTGAATCTGGGTATCCAGCAGCAGCAATAGGCATCATATTATTGCGTTTAATTGTGGATTTAGATTGAGCAGCATAAGCATTAATCATGGCTATTTGAGTCGCATTTACTTTGCCATACATTGGCATTAATCTTTCAGCCAAATTCCATCTAAGAGCCATTGAATAACCTTGTGGAAGTACTATGTTGTCATACAAAGTTAAATAATTGCTAAAAATAGTAGATGAAAACATATGCATTTCACCTTGGCTAGGATTAGGCCATACAAACACATTTCCATGATCTGCATTAGGGTTGTAATACAAAGCTTTAGGCCAAGGCCCATTAAGAGTTTTTAAACCAATTTGGTTGTAATTCTCTAAAGCCAAAATTGCTACTGGGTAATCTAAACCGCCATTAGGCACAGCTTGTCCATTAGACTGAGTGTTTACCCTTACATACGCTTGGTCAATAAACAAAGGTTTTTGATAATAAGCAGTAATTAGCGTAGAACTGACAGCAGTAGGATAAGAAATATTAAGTTGATAAGTGCCAACTTCATTAACTTGACCACCAGCACCAGTTATAAATTGAACTATTTTTGTTCCGGCAATAATTCCTGTTCCACTTAATGTTTGACCTTGAGCTACAGCACCTGTAGTTAAACTAGTAACAGTAAGAATATTGCCTGAAATAGACCCTGTAAAAGAAGCTCCAATAAAATTTGAAGTAGATGCAGTAGGGCCAATAGTGTATTGAACTTGTCCTGGAATCAAAGGAAAAATGATTTCGGTAGTGTTATACACCATCATATCCTCATTAGACCATTGATCTATGAGGTCATTAAGCATATCAAAGGCATCTTGAGCAGCTTCTGGTGTTGGAGTTTCACCAGCTTCTAATGCGCCAATGTCTTTTAAAGCACGAGAAATTATGTCGATTGGCTGAGTCATTTTATTGTCCTGGTGTAAATACTTGAGGTTGCCAAGGAGGAATTACTGTATTTTCTAATGCTTCAAATTGTTCTTGTAGTCTAGCAGTAATATGGCATTGACCATCTCTTACCGCTTCGTTTTCAATCCAATTAGCTACCATTTCTTCTGTAATTTGCTCAAAAGGAACTTTTGCAGTTGGACAGTCAAAATACCAATTGCCTTCAGTTTCTACTGATTTATCTTCTTGCGTAGCTGTAACATGGTAACGAGCATGAGTTATCACACCATTTTTAGCAGAAACTTCTAGGATTGTCCAAATATATTCCATGATTATCTTAATAAAGCAGTTAATTCATCTTGAGTTAATCCTAATGCTGTTAGTTTAGCTAATGCAGAAGCCTTTGCTGAGGCTTGCGCCTGTTCATTTTCAAGAACTTTGGCATTTACAACATCAATATCATAAGAAACTTGATTTTTATTAATATCATAAGCAATATCTCCTGTCATTGTGACAACAGATGGATATATTTCATAAATTGTTTGTATTTGTTCGATTGTTAAAATCATTGTGCAATCTCCATAAGAGTAATTACTTGTGGATAAGAATTTACTCCAAAAGCTACTAAAGCAGTAGCAACACTACTTTTTAATTGAACAGTATATGTTGTTGCTGATGTAGTAGCAGGTGAATCTAAATATTCAAAAGCTGATGTAATTTGTGAGCTTCCAACACTATTAAATGCAATTCCATCTGCCACTAAAGTTGCGCCCCTGTTTAATCCAACTACAGCAGCTCCACTAATTGCATTGGCTGGATATAAAACAAAGCTTGCAAATACAAGAATTTTGCTTGTGCTAAATAAAGGTGTAATACTAGCTGATAAAGAAGTATTTGAATAAGATGTACTATTTGATAATGCTTGTGTTGTTGCGGTTGCATTAACCACTTGCATCACTTTAGCAGAAGCGAGCTGGGAATTAGATCCATAAGAAAAAGTAATTCCACTTGTACCAACAGTCAATCCAGTGAATTTTCCAGAATTTGGGGTTGTGCCACCAATAGCAGGAGGAGAAGCTAAATAAGTGGTAAATCCTGCACCTGATACTGTTGAACTTGCAGATAAAGTAGTAAAAGCCCCAGAATTAGGAGTTCCTGAACCGATTGTGCCAGGTATTGTATAAGCAGAAGAAGCCAACATTGTGTTGGTTACTGTGCCTGTATCGCCTGTCGTTACAAGATTGCCGTTTACGGCTGGTACGTTTAAAGAAAAACTAGAGCTAGGATTAGGGCCAACTAGGGCTACCTGACCGCCTGCTGTTGCTTGAAAGACTAATTGACCCATGATTTTTCCTTATGGTGCTATGTAAATTACAGAGCCTGTGCTTAA